CACCCAGAAGATATTCAATCGAATCATTGAGAACAAAATCTGAACTATTTCCAGTATCAATCCCTACAGATTGAACTACTTTTAGTATTTTCCTCAATGTTTCGGTGTCGGTTTGCATCGTGTCATAAATACCTGGTCTTTTCAATTTTACAACTACAGGTTTCCCGTTTTGTAATGTAGCCTTATGAACCTGACCAATACTTGCAGACTTAAACGGGACCTCATCAAAGTCTTTGAAAATATCTAGATCAATCTGGTCCCTAACCAAGTTATAATCAAAAGCCGGAACGTCATCTTGAAGAGATTCAAGTTCACGGGTGAACTCCGGGGGGTAGAGGTCTCCCCTCGTGGACGCAATTTGCCCTAATTTTACAAATGTTGGACCAAGATCGAGAAGTTGATCTTTCGTCCACCTGCCAAGCTCCGCTTTGTCTTCCACAAAACGCTCTTTCCACAAAAATTTGGCGGCAAACTTCCAAGTTTTTACCTTCTGTTGAGTCGGTTTTGATAAGGGTTTTATAATACTCAACATACCTATCATATGAAGATATTTTTAATATCTACTAAGAGTAGAATGAAGATTCATATAATAGGTGCCGGTCCTACGGGGATGTCCCTCGCTTGGGAGATTATTCACTCAGGTGAGGAACACGATATAACAATCTACGACAGAAAAATGTCATCCGGTGGCTCATGGTGGGAACCGGATGTAGAAGTAAGAGATCTTCATGCACACAGAGTTCTTTTTGATAAAGCTTTTGTAAATACTAAATCCCTCTTTGATGAAATGAATATAGATTGGGATGAAATGTTTGAACCCTCTAAAGGTAGTGACGAACATACAAAATTTCTAACTAGTTCACTGGGTTTGAAAGACTATGGTGTACTGTTATCTCTAGTTTTGGGGGTTACCTTCAACCCTGAAAAATATAAGAAGATGAGTTTGAAAGCATCAATTACACCCGATCGATTAACTAAATCCGGTGAAGACGTCATTAAGACCTTACCACTCATAATGGATGGTGTCACCTGGGATGTCATGTCTGCCTATGAATTTATTAGAAATCTCGACGATGTAGTGTTATCGAAACCATATACACAGAGAGGTTCGGGTAAATTGATGTGCGACGCGATGGAAAATGCACTTCTAGATGCCGGTGTAAACTTTGTATTTGGTAAGGAAATTAAAAATGTAGAATACGGAGAAACTGATTACATCGCTACATTTTCAAATGGAGATGTTATTCAAGGTGGGTATCTTTTTTTATGTATAGATAACAGTCCCGCACTCAAATTATTGGGTGACAACTGGGGACCAGACGCGGACAAGAAGGTGAGGGAGAGTACGTATGGTGCTATAAATGTTCTCCTCGATTACGAAGAACCCATCACCCTCAAATCGGATCTTGAATTTGCCACGAAAACGAAATGGAATTTACAACCCCGAGTTCTCTCAGATGGTAAAACTGTGGCATGTGTGATTTGTAACCTCACCAAAGAAGTTCTTTCAAATAATCCAGAACTTTTAAAATTAGAAGTTCTCGAACAATTGAAACTTCCACCCCCCACCAACATGCGAATTGGGTGGGGTGCTGAATGGAGTGAGGATGGGGGGTGGTCATTCTCCCAATCCTCGGGGGTTCTCAGTCTACATGGACAACTCCCACACTTTGGTGCATGTCCGAAGGTTGCCATGTGTGGTATGATGTCTCCTAGAAATACACCCTATTCTAGTATTGAAGCAGCCATTGAAGTTTCTAGACACCTGAGTCATGAAGTTTTTAAAACGAGAGAACCACTTAAACCACTCGTGTTAAGTCGTGTCGTCATGGTTTTACTTATGATACTTATAGTTTTGGTTGTACTATATCGTAACAAATGGAAATAGTTGCACATGTATACGAACCACTATATGACTATAATGATAAGAAGTATATTCGTTTCACACTTGAACCAGACGCAGCGAAAATGGTTTCCTCCATTCACTATCGTAAACAATTTCTTTTAAAAAATCAAAATATAGACGACCCCCTAGATGGAAATGTTCTGAAAGTGAAAGTTCCATACCGTTATAGGAGAGTGATGTGTGAGGTTACGGGTAAACCAATTCAGTCTCTTACAAGGGGTGATGAAGTTAGAATTAAAATAGAATTCAAAGGAGTTTGGAACGTTGAAAATTATTCTGGATTTTCCTGGATACTTTCGAGTTCTTCATTTTGATCCGGAAGTTCGATTACATGTAGACCAGAATTTTTAAACTGTTGGAATACCTGAATCATCCCTTGAAGTCTATGTACTTCATGAAATAACTTTTGAATCTGTTCATCTATATGTATAACAGGCATTTACTCATTTAAAGTTTTTCCCCTTTAAATGAGTATGCTCACTAGAACTGGGTACCTCGCCACTGAAGGACCCCTCCAAGAAATTAAAAAGGAACTTACCGTAAGACCTATAGTCAATGGAGATTATGGATTTCCACCACCACCTTTTAAAGTTTTTAAAACGACTAAAAATGGTATCTGTGTCCCGCGCTTCTATGGCATCGAGAAACTTGGTGAACCTAAGGAGGATCGAAGACCCCAACCCACCCGGATTAGAACGAAGTTTGCCGGTACCCTTCGAGACGCAACACACCAAAACGAAGCACTTGCTGCAGCTCTTAAGGCGGGTCATGGCGTTCTCTCACTCCCGTGTGGTTTTGGGAAGACCACCGTATCCCTGGCAATAGCCTGTAAGTTGGGCTACAGGACCATGATTGTCGTTCATAAACAGTTTCTAGCTGATCAGTGGAGGGAGAGAATCCAACAATTCTGCCCAGGTGCCACCATCGGCATCGTCCAACAGGATAAGAAGGAAGTTGACTGCGATTTCGTCATCGCAATGCTTCAGTCCCTGTCCCTAAAGGAGTACAACTTTTCGGACTTTGAGAGTGTAGGGACCCTCATTGTAGACGAGGCCCACCATATATGCGCAAAAGTATTCAGTCAGTCCCTCTTCAAGATGTGTCCCAAACATATTTTTGGTCTCTCCGCAACCCCAGAGAGGAAGGATGGTCTCACCAAAGTCCTCCACTGGTTTATGGGACCAACCTTCTTCGCAGTGGAGAGGAAGAATCAGGAACAGGTTGAGGTGTTCCCAATCACCTATGAATGTTTCAATTACCGCAATCCCCCACCCTCTATGAGAAATGGAAAGATCTCTATGCCCAATATGATCACAGAGTTGGTCGAAGACAGGAATAGGAACAAAATGTTGGTAGAACTTGTAAAAAAGGCTTCAGCGGGAACGAGGCAACTCCTCGTTTTAAGCGATAGGAGATTTCATTGTGAATTTCTTCACCAGTGTTTTCCAAAGAGTTCGGGTCTCTACATGGGGGGTATGAAAGAGAAGGACCTCCAAGAATCCTCGAAGAAGAAGATCATTTTCGCGACGTTCAGTCAAGCCCACGAAGGCTTGGACATACCCACCCTAGACACGGTCATTCTAGCTTCACCAAAGTCAGATATTACCCAAAGTATTGGACGTATCATGAGAGAGACCAAGGGTAAAAAGAACAATCCCCATATATACGATGTTCACGATCCATGGTCTATATTCACAGCTATGTACTATAAGAGGATGAAGGTGTACCGCCAAGGAGGGTTCAAAATTCATGGAAAACCCACGGAAGAAAAAAAGAGTGACTTCCCTCAGGGAAAGTGTCTGTTTTTATAATCTGATTAATAAATAAATGTCAGGTGCATTAATACAACTCGTTTCAAAGGGTGTACAGGATGTTTACCTTATGACCGATGAGGGACATTCATTTTTTCGTATAAAGTTTACGAGGCACACCAACTTTTCACAAGCCCCGAAATATCTCAAATCTATAAACGATACAGATAATACAATCACTATTCCAGTATTGGGTGATATCATCAATGGTATATGGTGTGAAGGGAACGCTGTATCATCCAATCTTTTTTACAATTCCACGGTCAATCTCTTTATCGGTGGTCAAAAGGTAGATTCCCAACCCTATGACTACTTTAGTGATATATGGCCCAATTATCTGGCGGATACCCACGTAAAGTCACAGGAATTGACCAACAAGGTTTCGGCATCTAACCCAAGTTTCCTCCCATTCCACTTTTTCTTTTGTGACCATGGAGCTTTTCTCCCACTTTTGGCACTTCAACATCACAAAGTTGAAATTAAAATACAATTTGATAATGCACAATTTGTTGGTGTATCGGATGAAAATAAACAAATCAAAGTCTATGGAAACTACATCTATCTAGACAAGGATGAGAGGGAACAAATGATTACACGTCAAATGGATTTCGTAATCACACAGGTACAAAGTGTTGAGTACCCACTTGAAACAGTTTCAGATCACGTCATCCAACAAGGTGGTGATAATAGTTTAGATTTGTCCTGTTTCAACCACCCAGTGAAGTCTATATTCTTCGGATTTAACGCCCTCAATAACGATTTCGCCAATGATCGTTTTACATTTCACACCGGTGATATACATATAAATGGAACACCCTTACTCGAGGATATGAGCCCTATGTACTTTCACACCATTCAAAATTATTATAAATCTAAATTCGGGACATCCGATTTTGTACACACGACAGAAGTTTTATTCCAAACGAGATACTTTGCGTATCACTTTTGTTTAAATGCATCAGATTACAATCCATCTGGGACCTGTAATTTTAGTCGTATAGATAACGCAAAGCTTATACTCAGGGGGGTTGAAAAGGGAAGTCTCAGACCAGCTGGTCAGGAACTCTATATTCATGCAGTAAACTATAATGTTTTGAGGATCAAAAATGGAATGGCTGGGATTTTATTTGGTAACTAATATAAATGGGAAGAACAGTCAGGTTTGACCAGGTATATGTTGCCAGTCTAGATGCCGACCCAATAGAGCAGGAGGTTCTTACCACTGCTTCAGCAATTATTACAGGTGAAATTGAAGCCGATGAAGTTGTTGTAAGTCGTATCGGTATTTCAAATTCAAATCCAACCAAGAGTTTCTCAGTTGGTGCAGATTTATTTATGAATGCTGGTCAGGAGATTGTGTTGGATGTCAATAAAAGTATACGCACAGAACGTGTTGTCGTCAATGATAAAATGGGGGTCGGAACCCTCAATCCAACGAGAACGTTTGAAATCCAACAAGCGGGGGTTGATAGGGTTGTCGTCGACACGAATGAAGGAACTGAAAATTTATTTATCATTTCGGGGAACACACTTTCAACCAATCTTAAAACATCTAGTACATTTCGGGTAGGTGAAAAATTGGTAGCGGATTCTTCAGACTCTAACGTACTCCATATAGGTGGTAATACATTTTCAACAAACGTCACCGTCGGGACGCAACTTGTGGTGGGAACCGAAGTTGATCCAAATTCTGATTCTAATGTAGCCGTCTTCAAAAATGGTAACGTAGTTGTTCAAGATGGGATACTCAGAGTTTTTGGAGACGTTGAATTCTTTGGAAACTTGGCAATCACGGAATCCCCCGATTATACGAGTGTCAATAATCTAGTCGTTTCTAATGCCGTAATTCAAATGGGTACGGGGAACAATGGAACCTATGATACCGGCATTCTTATGGTGGACCAACCAAACGAAGCAAATATCTTTGTCGGTTATACCCACCCAGACAGCACTTTCAAATTGTCGAGGACGTTCGGTGGACCTGAAACACAGACCTTTACACTTGATACTTCAAACACTCTAAACCTCTATGTGTACGGTGAACTATACACACAAAACAACGTGGGTATAGCAAATACTTCACCAGATTTTTCACTTTCAGTGGGTTCAAACCTCTATATAGATGATACAGCTGGAACATCCAACCTACTCCACGCCAATGGGTATGGATACTTTGAGGGTTTGAGAATCGGTGACAATGGTTTAACGGTTGGTAATCTAATCACCCTCGACGCAGATGCAGATGTACCCATGCTCGTAAACTCAAATATTCAAGCCCATGGTATCCAAACCACTGGTTCATTACCATCTGGTATTTCAAACACTGCACCAACAGATAGTTTGTCTATCGGTGACAAACTCTTTATAAATGTTCACGCGTCAAGTGCCAATACCATGACCCTCGAGGGTAACCTGGTCACCGGTCGTCTCATCACTCAGTCGATTCAGGTTACAGACCTGTCCTTCATGGAGGGTGCGACTGGTATAACAGCCTCTGAAAATATCGTCATTCACGCCGATTTTGACGGTGAAGATACAAACTCAAATGTTGCATCTATCCGCGCGGGTCCCCTAGCCTCTAACATATCCTCTATAGATATTTCGGGTGCAAAGTTGACACCCGATTTTCAAAACATATCATTCAAAACTAAAAATACCGAGCGGGTGCGTATCGTGGCAGATGGTAAGATGGGTATCGCAAACACGGCACCCTCCGAGGCTCTCACCATTGGGGGAAACCTTAAAATTAACGGAAGTAACGCAGCCATATTTGGAAATGCCCAAACCTATATGAAATCCTATGCCGACCCTGCACTTAAACAAAATAAAATTGAGAACGTCGTCGGTTCGGGGAAGGGTCTCAACTTCTATGCGAGTACAACATCCACGATGGGTCCACCAAAAATGACCATCCTAGAATCCAGTAATGTTGGTGTGGGGACGGCCACCCCCCAAGGTCTCCTTCACACCTCGGGTGGAACTGTTCTCGTTAATGGACCAAACCAATATACCAATAGTTTTAATAATGATGGAACACCGTTGATCGTATCAAATACAACATCAATAAGTAACAGTACACTTGACGTAGCAAATGTTATGCATTTAACCAGAGAAGGTACGTCTGTTCGAGATGGTGTACGTGCAACTTTAAAGATGGGGAAATATAGTTTAGATTCTGGCAAATCTAAATCTAAACTTGATATATTTTTATCCGATGATAGGTACACGGATGAAACAGAGGTGTTAACATTACGCGCAGATGGCCGCGTCGGTATCGGGCATACACAACCCACGGCACATTTAGAAGTTAAATGTACTGGTATTAGTAATCCAGAAACAAACGGCTTACTCGTACACAATCACGCAAATGGAGATGCTATTATGGCTGCACAAGCCGATTCACTCGAGGGAAATGCGTTCACAAGTTTTATATTGAATGATGGACAAAATCGTTCCGGGTGGTCAATGGGTGTCGCAAACAATAATGATTTCAGAATCGCACAAAATCATGAGAAAGTTACAGATTCGACTGCCGTAGCATTGTACATAAGTGATAGTGACCGCAATGTTGGTATAGGTACAGATGTACCCCGGGCTAAACTTGAAGTCAATGGAAATGTCGTTTTGGGACATCAACTTACATTTGGTGGTGTCGATACAGATCAATTTTCAAATACATTCATTCGGGAGAGACAATATAATATCGATGGTAAATCTGAACTTATAATTTTCAAAGGTAATGAAACTACGGGTGCTGGTGGTCCAGATAGAATTAGAACTATCGCTCCATTGCATGAATTCCAGACATATGATTCAGCTGGTTTAAGTCAGTCTGAAGTTGAAGACGCCATTACGAATGGCACGGGTGTGTCCAGCCTTTTGACCATCAATGAAGATCGTGTGCTCATCGGTACCTCCACCGACCCAGGTGGAAACTCAAAGCTCTTCATCAACGGTGGTTTCGAGTTTCCCCAGGATCAGAAAATCATCACAGGTTCGATGGATATATTCTCCACGAGTACAACACCATCCCGTGGTATCATAGAGACAGTAGAAGACACCGACCTGACCTTCCGTAATAGAACTGGTGGAACCGCGACAGAGTTTTTACGCTTCACGCACGAGGGCCTCATAGGTTTCGGTACAAACTCACCCTCCACAAATGTACACATATACTCGGGGGTCACGACAGATATCGATGTTCTCAAACTTGAGAGCCCTGGGACCAATACAAAGACTGGTATCCTCCTCAATACAAACGCCAACTATGGTGGGTACCTCAGAGGCTTCAGTTCTGGAAGTATACATGGTACAGTCTTGGGTGGTGTAAACAATGGCGCCGAAAGTGATGGCCTCCACGTCATACATACCAGTAACGTGGGTGTGGGGACTTCGGCACCAACCGAAAAGTTCCACGTCTACGATGGTACGGCCCGAGTTGAACATTCCTCAAGCAACGCCGTCATTCAACTCAAGACGACCGCTGGGACATCGGACATACACGGCGATGTATCAGGTAATGTGTACATCACCCCCCAATCTGGGGAGTTGTTCTTAGAAAGTAGCGTCGAGGTCTCTGGGGATCTCGTTATCAAGGGCCTTATCGATCTTGGTGAACAGGTCGCTATCGGTTTAGGGG